CTTCGGGCAAAAATCGCATAGCCGCACTGCGCGGCGAGCAGAATTGCGAAAAAGATAAATCCAAAAGCGGGATATATAACCAGTAGTTAAGAAGGAACTCTCTGAAGCGATACACAAGATCAAACCTTGTAATTTGAATGGAAAGCTAATCCTCCCGTTTTTCTAATATTGCGCATATATTGGCCGCCCATATTTCTGGCGGATGCGTAATCAAACGCGATAACAGCCAATGGATACAATTTTCCGTAAAACGCTTCCCGGTCGAACCTTCTTTGTGAGGATACAATGAAGTAACTTTAAATCCGGCGGCGGTGGCGATTTGCTTCAAACTGCCCGGCGCAAAGCAAGTCTTGTGCGTCAAATCGCCGAATTGATTTTGTATCCCCCAAGGACTCCCGGCATTCGGAACGCGCACCAAAAGCTTTCCGCCTGCATTCAATATTTTTTTGATCTCGATCAAAAGCGATGTGCCCGAGCTGGGATCAAAATGTTCGAGAACATCGAGCATAATAATTCTGTCAAATTTTTGTTTTGCTTTTACAAATTTTTCAATCTTTACCGCGCGAAAATTTTCACGAACCTCAGTTGGCAAATAATCAGCCAGATTTGCATCAAGGTCAATGCCTAAAAAATTCTTAACTTGCTTAGACTTTAGGTAGAGGAGAAAATGCCCCAGACCACAACCCACCTCAAGATAGGACATATTTGACTCGCAGTTCATGGGTCGCCAAATTACGCGATCAAATTGTTTAATATTGCGCTTTTTAAGCTCTGGAGTATGATAATCTTTAAATTGTTTATACGTATGGTAAAAATCAACTTGGGCCATTCTGACGAGGTACTATGTTTACTCGCGTTGTAAATTGCAAATTAGACTGGGCTGAAGTCAGAGCGAGCTCGGCGGTTTAAACGGAAAAAGCGGATAGAGCGGGCGAAAAACGAATTTTTCGTGAAATTCAAAGCATTCGGCCGACCAATGCGGCACGGCAAAGGTGGAGGTGCTGAAACCGACCTCATGAGGCCCGCCGGCGAGAATAAAAAGTAAAATTTGATAGATTAAATACGACACGCTAATCCTGAGCGCCGATGCCACCAAGTGCAGTTGATTATATTCCTCAATCCGCCAATACACATTTATATGCTCGCGGCTGCCCTTGTTTCGGTTATACTCCCGACTTCTATCGCGTCGCGGCTTGTCAGTTTTGAACTCGCGCAGATAGCCGTCGAGGTAGTTCATGATAAAGCGGTAGTTGGCGTTAAACTCATCGAGTATATTGGATGGGATCGAGATGCTCGTTTTAATTTTATCTTGTGGGGGTGCGTTGTTCATAGTGCCTCTATAATGTATGCGCGCTTTACTGAACACTGTCATGCGCACGTAAGTGTTTACTGAAGGTAATCTTCACCCTCAAAAATTTCTGATGATCAGCTCTTTTACCGGTTTTGATATTATTTTTGCAACCGAATAGGTGCAGTCAACGCTTTCCATATTGAAATCTTTGAAGGTCTGCCTAATCGCTGGGACATCGTTTAGTGACAGAATGAACTTGCCTTTTAGGTTTCGTAAGATCTCTGCCAATTTGGGATATTCTGAGCGATTGAAGAGTGTTTTTCCATACTCGCCCTCGGTGCCATAATAGAGTGGATCGAAATAGAACAAAGTGCTTGGTCTGTCGTAACGAGTGATGAAATCCGCATAGTTCAGGCATTCAATAACTACGCCTGAAAGACGTTCATGCACCTCTTCGAGCATGGGCGCGAGTGTTGTGATATTGAATCGAGCGGGACGTTCTGGCACGACGCCGAAGCTTCGGCCTGTAACTTTGCCGCCGAAAGCAGTGCGTTGCAGATAGAGAAAGCGCGCTGCATTTTCGAGATCGGTGAGCGTTGTCGAGTCGACACGACAGAGCCTTTCGAATTCAGATCGAGTAGTGATCTGAAACTTCATCATATCAAGAAACGGGATGTAATGCCTTTGCAAAATTCGAAAGAAATTCGCAATCTCTCGATTGAAATCATTGATCACCTCTGATTTCATGATCTTGTTTCTGCGAAGAAAAATGCCTCCCATGCCAACAAAGCCCTCGGCGTACATCGTATGCGGAACTGAATCGATCAAAGGGATGATTGTTTTAGATAGAATTCGCTTGCCGCCAATATACGGCGCAAGCGGTAGGGTTTTTATCGGTTGTTTCATGATAAGTTGGTCTCTAACATATTACGCAACAGGCACCCGTAACGGCCAAACGTCCGAGTGAATCACCTCGCGGGGATTTTTGGGATTATCGCGATTGTGAATTTCGTTTGTAAGCGCTACCCGTTTTGCGAGATCATCAAATTCTGTCGGTGTTGGTTCGAAAATAGTTTCGTGCTTTTTTCCCGTAATTATTATTTTCACGTAATTTCTCCTCACTATGGTATAAATCGTCTACAGTAAAGCATGGGTACAGCACCCAACGCGCGGGGGTCGGTTGTTTTGCCTGTTCGCGGTGTGCCATGCGTTCCATCGGTTATGGGATCAGTAATACCTCGAGCTGCAAACGCGTCGCCGTACGCATCGTTTATTTCAATGAACGATGCGCCGGTACCAGCATTTAGAAATCCTGTTTTTGCAGAATGCCTATGGCCTTGAATTCTATCCCTTCGCCTCAGCCCAGCAATCACCTCACCATCAGCGTCATTCGTCGAAACAAGCGTTCGACCACTGATCTGGTAATGGCGTGCGGTGGTCGTTGACCCCGGTATTCGGTGCGGATAAATTTCGATGGTCGTTGTCGCCGCGGTAGTTGCGACGTTTGCGCCAACGTGGGCGAATGAAATTGTACGCAGAGCCGGATCGAGCGCGGTGATTGCGTAGTCGCCGATCGGAACATCTCCCGCTCCAAGGGCGGCCACCAGATAAAACGGAATCCATCCGGAGAATGATCCGTGGACGAGATTTTCTTCTGCAAGAGCCGCAAGTAGCGCTAACTCTGGAGCTGTGTTGGCGAGCGTGATCGTCACTACGTTTGAAGTGCGAGCATAATGAGTGATATCAAATGCCGATTTCTCGCTGCCTGCCCCAGGCATATATTTCAATTTTTTCGCTCGGTAATACGGCACGAGATCTGGCCAATTGGCCGCGTTAAGAACTTTGTCAGTATCGGTCAGCGCAAGCCACGGGTTATTGGCGTCGGGCGCAAAATATTGATCGAACCATTCGATTTTTCCGATCTTCAAATAGTTGTCGAGAAATTGCAGCCATGCTTTTACGGTTGCAAAGATTCCTTGAGGTGTCGCGCCGAGATTTGTGTTGAGTGTTGCAAGCTCTGTTGTGTGGCCGTCGACCGTTGTCTTCAGGTCATTGTCATTTCCGTATAGCCTGACGAATTCTGCCTGTAGAAAAAGCCCGTCATCGGGGGTTGTTCTGTCATAGGTTCGTGTTTGGGTTCCGTTAAAAGCCATGGTTAAAACTCCTCTTCATAGCGATAGGTCTGCACCGTATTCGCGTCTTTGTTTTTGCTGGTGAAAGTATCGATTGCAATCAGTGTTGCCCCCGACCATACTCCCATTTCTGAAATTGCCTGACCGTTGCATTCGAGGACACCCAATTCGATTTCGTAGACGTTCTTGTTTGCCGTTCGACCAATGTACGTCACTGATTTTTTAAGCGTCTCTGCGACGAGTGTCGTCTCTGTGGGTAGCGGCGTTCGTGGAACGCCCGCGCTCAATCCGCCTGTACCGACGCTAATATGCGTGATGAGTGGAATCGCGATTTCGCTGGCGCGCGCTCGCGCCAGATCTACTTTTGCCGCTGTTGTAATAATCATTTCATACTCCCCTTATACTGTTCGCTCTGAATAAATCAATCTTCCGCTGGGCGTGATACCGTCGGTGCCGCCGAAATTTCCAGCGCCGTTCCATAGTCCCAATCCATCCATTAGGCCGACGCCGGGAGCGTCAATGGCTGGCTTTCCAAAATAGAGAATTTTTGTCGATCGAGAACTGATTGGTTGAGCAGTTCGGATTTGTGTTCGCGTGAGCCGACCGCTGCGGTTTATCAACGGTGTAATCATATTCGGAGCGAACATGAGCGCTCGCACAGCGCCTTGAATTCCAGCAGCGCGTATTTGTCCGACCGCTTTGCTCAGATTCTTGGGGATTTGTAATGTGTGGATGTCTCCAGAAAACTCGACTTCAAACGCGCCTTCGCGACGTCGACCCGGCGACATTACGCGGGTCCCGTCGAGCATTTTATTACCGTCAAAAAAATAATCCACAGGCAAATCATGCAGCTCTGTCAGCTTGAATGATTGTGTCCCGCTAATTACTTTTGCTATTTGAATAATCTCGGGTATAGAGCCGGAGGAAATATTCTTGGATATAGCAATTTTAATGAAAAGACGAAACTCTTCATCGTCGCGTCCATCGCGAGTTTCACCGACAATAGATCCCATGCGATCAAGAATTTCGCCTTCTGCCGCATTTAGGTCACGGAGAATCGCCATGCCTGCGCGGACACCCTCGAACTCGTCGAGCTTTTCGCTGTAAATCTGCCAGAGCAAACCGATACGCGACGTTTGAACACGCGAAATCAGGGACGATGGAAACTTCTGAAATAAGGCGAACAATCCCATCAGACAACCTCCACTATGATGTGCGCGTTATCGGTTCGCGGTATCTCGCGGATGCCGACGGCCAGAAGATCAGAGGTTGTTGGCGTCAAATTAAATCCGATGAGCACGCTCAAACTATCAATTCCGACAATTTCTTTCATTGCAGCCGCGATTTTCCACGTATACGTTTTCGATCCGACAGTTAATCCACGATAGCTGGTCGAACTTGCGCCAATGGTATCAATTCCGCCAATGTATTTAATCACGGCGGATTGAACCGCTGTTATGTTTCCGGGATTCCAAAGCGGGTTTTTCGTGATATGAACTTTGACATAAATATATTTCGCAGTCGCGCGTGAAAATTTGATCGTCCGAATTTGTCCCGTTCCATCAGTCAATAGAAATGAGGTTGTGCCAAACGTTCCTACGCCTGCGGCCTTGCGAAAAATTGTATCGGCGATGTCTGCATCGGTTCCGCCATAGACCACACATTCGATACTACTTGGCGGGCGAGTTTCTTCATCGAAGTAAGCCGATGTATTTTCATAGATGTAGGCTTCGAGCAGCCCTGGCACTTGTTTTAATTTTGAATAGATACCTGGTACAGAACCGCCCTGACCGAGTTGGCGCGAGTCTTTGAATCTCTGTCTCAACTCATCATCCGTTTCAATATCACTGCCGCCAATAGATGCGTCGATATTAGTTACGCTTGTGACGCCAGCTTGCGGATTGTAAATTTCGTTTATACTTCCGACTGAAATTCCAGCCGTTTTTGCGCCCGCATCGATTGATTGAGCCTGAACCGTCGCACTGCCCGCGACAATTGTGACATCTGCGAGCGTAGCAAATTTGATTTTTTGCGGCGTTTGCGCAACAAATCCTTTTGCGATCACGACGCCATTTGTTCCTACAAATTGCAGCGTCGCAACAGATTTTTGAGGGGGATTTCGCTGAATACTGGCAAACGCTACCAATTTGTCGAGATTCACGCCTTCTGCGTCATCGATCCAATTTTGGTAGTAAGCATTTTCATAATCAGCCCATACAAGAGACAATGCCCACGCCAGAAGCCGCACAAACAAACCAACGGGGCTGAATACTGAAAGATTAATATTGGCTCCAAAAAGTTGCCTCGTACGATCTTCAATTTCTATTTTTAGATCGTCGTAAGTCTTTTTTCTAAAACCGTATTTGCTTACGCCGTAATCCATTAAAATGCCCCTGTTCCTGAGACGCGTGTGCCACCGATGGTCACTGCCCACGTCACGATGAATTTGCGAGTTTCAGTATCAGGTTCCATTTTGAAATTATCGATTGATTCAATTGCCGGTTCACGACGAAGCGCCGCAATGATTGCATCCTTTACCGCTTCGACAGACAAGGGCTTCTCTGAAATTTTTCTCCAGTCGATGCCTTCACCCGGTTCAAGAAAAAATTCCCCGAGAAACAGTTTCATCAAATGATTTATTTGCTGAGAAACAGCATCAGAACCTGTGAGCTCCACCCATGAACCGTTGCCGTCTTCGACAAAATCGCCATTTTCTATTTTCAAATCTTTTAGCATATAATGCTCCGCATATTACGCCCACGCAATGGGCGATCCTCCGGCTGACGGTGTCGCGCTGCCCGTCTTGAGCCAAGCGACAATGGCTGCGGCGTGCGCGTCGAGTGCAGAGGCCATCGATGGCATCGGCGCATTCAGAATGGGTGGCTGCGCTGGCGGCGTTGCGGTATAAAGCGGACTCATTCCTGTAGCTAATGCTGCTGTAAAGGCCTGAAAGCTAGCAAGCCACGTTGCTCCGGTTAGATCGGCAAATGAACCTGTCATCGCTGAGATCATGGCAGCTTTTGCGGCGGCTAAACTTGTGCTGGGTGGAGTTATTCCTTGAGCGCATTTTTCTAGCGCGTTTGCCCAACCCTGCACGGTACGATCTTTTGCATCTTGGTTTGAACTGATGGGGCCCAAATAGGCGGCGTCGTTTTTATCGAACGCTTTACCCAGCTCAGAACGACAGGCGCTAAGCGATAGGGGCATTAGTCGCTATCTCCCATCCATGGGTTCGCGCGACTCAGTTCCTCCGTGAACATTATTCGCCCCCCGGAATTTTGCTCATTGTGGGTCCCATGACCGTTGCATGACCGTGATGCACAAAAGAGAGCGGCACCGTATCATTGTTCGCAATGAAATCCCCCGACGATTTCACGCCGCCAGCATCGATTATGGTTTTCTCTGTGCCGAAATGAAAAATAAATTGATCTGGCAAAACTTGTTGAATTGCTCCGCCTGATTTGTGTCCAATGAGTAATCCGCTTTTTGAAGCCATCGCAGCAGGAAGTGTTGCGTCAAATGGCATGACCGAACCGACAACGTATGCATTTTGTAGACCAAATTTGCCGCCGCCAGTCGTTGCTTTTTGCGAGCGTATGGGACGCGAAATATCGTACGTCGCGAAGGATACCCATACCAGATCACCCTGTTTGTATTCTGGGCGAATCACATAATCGCCGCAAGCGATCATGTTCACAGGTACGTTGACGAGCAGCGGGAAATCAGTTTCGCTCTTGTCGGGCTTTGTGCGCGATAACAGTGGTTTTACATCCGCGAGCATCTTCGCGCCATCAAATTTTTCAATGGAACAAACCGCCCCAATCAGAATTTCGCCAAGGCGTTTATCAAGCTGTTTTTGAAGCAGATCAATAAAATTCTCTGGCGCCGTATCGCTCATAGCGTCACATCCTGTGCTTCAAATTCAGTGATCGCGGTTGTCTGGCCGTGAGAATGTTTTCCCTTAAATATTCGAAAATACCCTTGCACGTCGCGAGCTTCGACGGCGACCGTATCTCCCGCACCGAGTTTATAGTTGAATAATGATTGAAACTTGTAACCCTTTTCGGTTTTCTCTGGACTGCCCAAAAGACCGGATTTTGCGTTGAGTAAGACCAGATTGACGCGATCAGGTGAGCCAATGGGTTCAATGAGCATGCGGCCTTGACGAAAATAGAATTTGGATTGAGTCTCTTTGCAAATGCGCGTGATCGCGTGCGACAGAGTCTCGTTAAAACTAACAGCGTCGGCGAATGTTTTATTTTCCCCTAGGCGTACCGAATAGGGCGTGATGCCGACGTCACTCAGTAGATCGTAGAGAATTTCACGAGCTGTTGAAAATTTTGCAAATGTTTTTGAGACGTACGCTTCGCGCCACTTTTGCGTTGCGTCGGCAACTTTGATTTCGAGAACAATATCGGGCTTTGTACGTTTCACGGTTGAGCTGAATGCCTCACCGACGATCACTTGGCCGATATTCAAACCATAGCCGGCGTCAACCAAAATGACCGGCAGAGGCGGAACACGGCGACCATTGGAATCGGTCTTAACGGACGCTGCGTTAATAGTCTCTGGCGATGGGTTAAATAATCGAACGGTTGAGAGGTTAGGTTTGCCAGAAGTCGCAAACTCTGATTCAAATTCAATCGTGAACGGAGGCGACGTAAATTTGCGCGCGCCGATCGTGACGTGACAGACTCTGCCGAAGAGTTTATCACCCACGGAACACCACCAGAAAAACGGATTTTCCGAAATTGTCGATCGAGACGCGCGGATTGCCCGATTTTTGACCGCCTTGTTCTCTGGCAATATCGAGTGGAATGATTTCAGTTTTGAGATTATATCTTGCGCTGATCGATTTTAATAAATTCTGCCCGTAAGTGAGTTTGGCTGCGCCAACAAATTGATCTTTGTCGTCGAAGAAATTGGCGGTGTAAATATCGTGTGGCTCATTATAGAGAATTTCTATGCTAAAAGGTTTTGAATCAATTATTTCTTGAATTTTAATGGGTATATCATCGTGCGAAATATCCAGAAATTCATTTTCCGCTGTTACTGCTCTGGCCATCAGCTATTAATCCATTTTGAAATTTTTTTCTCAGCCGAACTCTTTCGTACTTTAGTTTTTCGCGCCCCCGGCGGTTTTGCCAGCTCAACGGTTACTTCATCAGCGTTGGCGATATTAATTTCTGTCAGCGTGATGTTCAGCGCTAAACCGTCGCCAGTTTCCTTGGTAGCCGATTTTGTAATTTTTGCAACCACGCAACTGTTGAATGTCAGATTTTTGCTGCGATATTTAAGGAGCGTACCCGAATCCTTCCATTTTGTGAGTAACTCCAAACGAGGCTTGATAGTATCTTCGGTGCCGCCAATCAATCCACCGGTTAATCCGCCTAGCGTACTCTTGAGGGCTTTCCCGTATGATGCCGGGTTCAACGCGCCAACACCGGTATGATTTGACAGAATTATTTTGAGATTCAAATTTTCAGGTTCGGCTTTAGTGTGATCAGAAACGCTACCTTCAGCCGATTCAACGGCGTGGCGGGTAATGATCGAGTTCGCGTCTTGTACTTGTTCGGTCACGACATCGAGCGTGAGAGTCGTTCCGTTGCCGTCTTCGATGACCGGTCGCGACAAACCGCCGCCCGTTAGGCTATCGATGAGTTTACCGGCGATGTCAGCAAGTCCCATTACGCGAGCCCCGCCTCGACGGCAAATTCATTGCGCGATAATAGATCGAGCGCTTCTTTGACCTGAGCGACAATCGAATCGCGCACAGAACCGACTGGCACAGAAATATTGATTTCGCCGATCGAAAGACTGTAACGGTTTCCGCCGAGTTGTTTATTTGAAATCACGCGTCCTGAACCTGTGCCCATCTGTAAAACTTCGGGACCTTCTTCGCCAACCAGATACGTACCGCCTGCATCGACCGAGCCGCCCGATGCGCGTTTGCCGTCAAACGTCAAGACTGGCGCGCCTGCTGTTGTCGCCGTTGGCTGAATTGGACCTAATTGTCCGCGTGCGCCCTTATCAACGCCGAAGCCAGCAGTGCTTTCGCGCAGCGAGGCGATGCCATCGGCCATATCGCGCATCATACTGCCCGAGGTGAATAAATTCATCACGCGCAGTATTTTTTCAACGATTCCAAGAACAAAATTCAGCGGCTTAATGAGGTAGCTATTGATTGCCTGACCAATCTCTGGGTAATCATTAGCAAGAGTTTCGCCAAAGTTTTTGAAGGTTTCAGAGAGCCAAGTGAACGCGGCGCCTAGATTCTCTCTGATCCAGTTAATGGCGTCGCCGATGGGTCCTTTGATTTGCGTACCGGTACCGTTCCACAATCCCTTGAGCCACTCCCATGTATTGAAAAATGCGTCCCAGATATTTCGAGCGATCGCCCAAAAGGTTTCAGAAAAAGTCGCCTTGTCGTTGCTGAAGAGCGACTTGAGCCAGTTCCAGCCGGCGCCGAGTTTTTGTTTAATCCAATCCCACGAACTGCCCGCGCCATTTTTCATCGCGCCCCAGATATCGGTGAACGCCTTTCCCCAGCCTTCCCATTTTCCAAACCAGTCGCCGAAAAAAGATTCGCCGCCTTCCATCCACGTCATGAAATCTTCGATGACGAGAATCACAAAACCGATGACTGCTGCAATACCCAGCCAAAGTAACACCAGCGGCGCATACGACGCGATGAGCGCCCAGTTGGCGACGACCCACGCGTAGGTCGCACTGATCAATGTCCAGATACCGAGAACAAGAAAATAACCGATGAGCGGCGAAAGCGCGATTAAGGTCGCATAGATAAGGCGCATGCCTTCTTCGGTATTCAGCAACCATTCTTTGAATTCTTTGAAAGCATCGACAAGCTCTTTGATGATGTCAACGAAAGGCTCGATGACACCGGCGACGAATTTTTGCGCGTTGGCCATCCACCCTGTCGTAGAAAGACTGGCTTCGTCGGCAGAGTACGCATAGCTGAAAGCTCCTAATGCCATCTCTGCCAAAAGATCCACTACGCCAAAGGCAGAAAATGCCTTAAACGACAAGGACCATATCGAGGTTGAATTGGCGCCCGCAGTTTGAGCTGTGACCAGTTTGTTGGCCTCGTCAGTCAGACTGGTGAAACCTTCTTGGGATTGATCGAGCTGCTCATTGAGATTTTTCAGCTCGCCCGAAGCGGTCCCCTTCAGGTTGACTTCAGCGTTGATTTGTCGAACAGTGCCTGCCATATTTATTTCGCTGTCACAGCCCGACGTTCGTGTTCTGCTTGCTTATTCAGCGCGGCATTTGCCTCATAGATTGTCTCCATGTCAGCGGCGCACGCTTCGGTGAATGTCAGAGCTCCACCTAAGATTGAGCGCCAGAACAGCCATCGGTCTCCGTTAAGACTGGCCTCCTTCTTCTTGAGGACGAGATTCATCAACTGCTCGGGGCTCAAGTTTTGTTTTTGGTGCGAACTGAGAGACTGCATTCCCCCTAAGAAAAGGGAGAAAAATTCTTCCCCATACCTCCGACTCAGCCGGAGTGATGTCATCCAAAGTCGGCTGGTAGTCATGTCCCACGGGAGAGACCACATGTTCAAAACAATAATCCATAAGCGCAACAAGGTCGGGCTTTGAAGTTTTGAAATCGATAATTTCTTGCTGCAATCGTGTCCACTCTCGAGCGCCCGGGTGTTGCAGACGGTAGCGCAGCGAGGCGACTTCTACCTCTGCTGTATAGGGTGGACGGACGGCTCGCGATTGCGATTTGTTCTTGCTCATGACCAAATCCTTGAAATATCTTCGCAGCCGATCACCCATTCGCACTTACCTTCGACATCCGCAAGTTCAGGATCAGGCTCGCTTTCAATCCACGCGTTGGGCGCAACAGCGCTGAGTCCCATGTCGTCCTTAGAAAAAATTCCGAGCGGCCATGTCGCATCGAGCTTTGCCAAACCGAATAAGAAGGCGTTGGCTGGCGACGTCTGTTTCAATGTCAACGTAACCGTACCGCTATTGTCTGCGACTTTGGTTCGACTCACCTCACCGGTTGCGCCAACGTGTTTTTTGAATTTCTCTTTGGTTGTCCGCGCAATTTTGATAAACGTGCCTTCCGCCCAGCCGGTAATATTATATCCCGATGCTGAAACGTTTTTCTTTTTTGGGTCGTATGTTTTTACTGCCATAGTTTTATCCTGTTATTTTTCCGTTGACGGTGATTGAATGAATAGCGCCCGCGAGTTCGAAGCTAAAATTGACATTGGGCAGGTGTCGC